GGTCATTTCTGATATCCTTAGTTAAGGCGCAACACGCGCCACAATGCACCCGATTAAAGGCGCATCAGGTCGGGCATTAAGCCGGAATAGCGCGTTTTTCGTTCATCTCGGCTTGTGCTGCCAAGTAAAGGCGGCACAATTCCGATACTTCATCAATGTCGGCATGGATATTGTCACAGTATCCGTCGCAGCATTCCGACCAAACTCCATCGGGATCTTCCGGCATCAATTCAATAGCTGCGTGAAGTTTCCATCGCTTCGACATACCAGCCATATCATGCAAGGCTGCGCGATATGCCGCGTAAGCCGGATTAGCTTCCCGAAAGGCGCGTGATTTATCGGCTTGCGCCTTGAATGCTTGCTCTGGCGTAAATCCGGCCTTTATTTTTCCGGCAATCTTCCAGCCAAAGCCGATGTTTTTTAACACTGTGCCATCGCTCATGTAACGCTTCGACTTGGTGGTGAAGTGAATAGTGCCGATCTCAGTGCCGTGTGCTGATACTTTTGCCATGATTCTCCCCATTCCTGAAATGCCGGAAACCGTCCGGCTGCGTGCCTGATACCATGCAACGACCATGCCAGAATGTTAAACCATTGATTTCATTGGAATCACGTTAAACAGTATCCGCAGATTGTGACAATCTACGGCAGATTGTGACGCAAAAAATTGTCACTTGGTCGGCCGGTCGGCAGCTTGGTCAGTCGGTCGGCTGGTCGGTCGGTCGGCGTTCGTGCTGCGATGCAACATGATGGGGGGGGGTGGGTCGGCTGGCTGGCGAGAAATTTGCAGGTGCCCCCTCCCCACAAAAAAAGCGAATTTAGCGTATTATTCCCATGACCTGAAAAAAGAGGCGATAAAAGGACTTATGGAATCACCTACTATCGAAAGCACTACTAACAGCACTATCAATAGTACTATCCCAAAGAAAAAGGGAAGACCAAAGGGATCTGTTAAATTAACTTTACAAAGGGTTGCGAACAATCCCGAACTCTTAAAGACTGACGGGGATAAACTTAAAGAGTTAAAAGGTCTTTTAATCAGTTCTAGAGGTAAAGACGTAGTAGAGAAGGCGTTAGAAATCGCTATGAACGACGAACACCCTCATCAGGGAGCGATGATTAAACTCTGTATGGACAGATTACTCCCTGTGTCTTTGTTTGAAAAGGATAAAGCTCAGAGGAGTGCTGTCACCATAAATATCACTGGGATCGACAGTCCGCAAGTCATCGAGGGAGAGAAAGTTGGCTGATCTTAACTTTAGCCTCCTCCCTTGGCAGAAAGAAGTCTTCCAAGACAAATCTAGATTTAAAGTTATCGCCGCTGGCCGTAGATGTGGTAAGTCTCGTCTAGCAGCCACGACTTTACTTATAGAAGGACTCAGATGCCCCGCTGGGAGTGCGGTTTTATACGTCGCCCCTACTAATGGTCAAGCCCGACAGATTATCTGGCATGTCTTAATGGAGATCGGTCGAGAGGTCATCTCTAATAGCCACATAAATAACATGGATATTACTCTAGTCAATGGGGCTATGATCTATGTACGAGGAGCTGATAGACCGGATACTTTACGAGGTGTCTCTTTAACCTACGCCGTTTTGGATGAAGTAGCGGATATTAAACAAGAAGCCTGGGAACAAGTCATTCGAGCTTCTTTGAGTGATAAGAAAGGCCGAGCGATCTTCATTGGAACCCCAAAAGGACGTAATTGGTTCTATGATTTATTCAAATTAGGGGAAACTGGAGAAGACGAGGATTGGAAGTCTTGGCACTTCACGACTAAAGACAATCCTTTAATAGACCCAAAAGAGATTGAATCCGCAAAAAAGACTCTAAGTACGTTTGCTTTCAAACAAGAGTACATGGCTTCCTTTGATAACGCGGGAAGCAATTTGTTCAAAGAGGAGTGGATTAAATATGGCAAAGAACCAGAAGGCTCGTACTTCATCACCTGCGACCTCGCGGGGTTCGAAGATGTCTCGAAATCGAACGGTACGAACAAAAAGCTCGACGAATCAGCAATCGCTATTGTCAAGGTTACTGAAGAAGGTACTTGGTTTGTTAAAAAGATAGAACACGGACGATGGGACATTAAAGACACCGCTTTTAACATTCTCAAGTGTGTAAAAGAATACAAACCCGTACACATAGGGATTGAGAGGGGTGCCTTGAAGAACGCCGTTTTACCCTATCTCAGTGACTTAATGCGAAAATATAATGTATATTGTCACATTGAAGACTTGACTCATGGTAATAAGAAAAAGGCCGATAGAATCATATGGGCTTTGCAAGGTAGGTTTGAACACGGAAAGATCGTTTTAAACGAAGACGAAGACTTTGACGAATTCATCGACCAATTATTGATGTTTCCGTCAAAAGGTGTCCATGACGATCTTCCTGACGCTTTGGCTTACATGGATCAACTCGCCGTTACCTCTTATTTTGTTCAAGAGGACGAAGATTGGGAACCGATTGATGTGATTTCTGGCGTTTGAGGACTAATATGGAAAATATCTTTGAGCAACCCTCTGAAGAAGATAAAGAGATTGTTGCCTTCGTAGTAAACCATTGTGACCGGTGGCGAGACTACAGAAACACCAATTATTTAGACCTTTGGGATGAATACGAGCGTATTTTCCGTGGGGAATGGGCTGTAGAAGACCGAATGAGAGACTCCGAGAGGAGTCGTATTGTCACTCCCGCTGCCCAACAAGCCGTAGAAACCCGTCACGCGGAGATTATGGAAGCAATCTTCGGTCAGGGTGAGTTCTTTGATATAAAAGACGATATTAAAGACGTAAACGGGAACCCTTTAGACGTTGAGATTATTAAAAATCAACTCAACGAAGACTTTAAACTAGACAAAATACGTAAATCTATCGATCAAATTGAGTTAATGGCGGAGATTTACGGTACAGGTATTGGTGAGATTGTAGTAGTCACTGACAAAACCTTTGAACCGGCTACCCAACAGATCCCAGGTCAACAACAAGCAGCTATCGGTGTTGTAGAAAAAGACCGGATTGGTGTACGAATTGTACCTATCAATCCTAAAAACTTCCTTTTTGACCCCAATGGTACGTCTATTGAAGACTGCTTAGGCGTTGCGATTGAAAAGTATGTCTCTATTCATAAAATCGTCAAAGGCCAAGAAGAAGGTATCTATAAAAAAGTAGACATTGGCACTTCTGCTGAAGATGATCGCTTAGAACCCACTCAAGAAGTCGTACAGTATCGTGATGACAAGGTTAAACTCTTAACCTACTACGGTTTGGTACCTAAAGAGCTTTTAAGTGGTAAAGAAGAAGTCGTAGAGTTATTCCCTGAGTCTTCAGTTCAAGACGAATATGATAATTTAGTAGAAGCGATTGTTGTTATCGCAAACGACGGTATTCTTTTAAAGGCTGAAGAATCGCCTTACATGATGAAAGACCGTCCTGTTGTTTGTTATCAAGATGACACCGTACCGAACAGGCTTTTGGGTCGAGGCACTATCGAAAAAGCCTACAACATGCAAAAAGCTATCGACGCTCAAATTAGGAGCCATTTAGATTCGTTAGCTTTAACGACTTCTCCCATGATTGCGATGGACGCAACCCGTCTTCCGAGGGGTGCAAAGTTTGAAGTCAAGCCTGGTAAAGCGATCTTAACCAACGGCGCTCCCAGTGAAATCTTGTATCCGTTCAAGTTTGGTAATACAGACGGTAATAACATCGCTACCGCTAAAGACTTTGAAAGGATGCTATTACAAGCTACGGGAACTTTAGACTCTCAAGGTATGGTGTCTCAAGTCGCAAGGGATGGTCAGTCCATGTCTCTTGCTGTAGCTACTATTATTAAGAAATACAAACGGACTTTAGTAAATTTCCAAGAAGATTTCCTCATTCCGTTTATTCAAAAAGCCGTTTATAGATATATGCAGTTCGACCCCGAACGGTATCCTTCTGTAGACTTTAAATTCATCCCCACTGCTACGTTGGGTATTATTGCTAGAGAGTATGAACAACAACAACTCATCGGACTTTTACAAACACTTGGCCCCAACACGCCTGTTCTGCCTATTGTTCTCAAAGGCATACTGGGTAATTCTAGTCTCTCTAATCGCAATGAGTTAATTGCAATGCTTGAACAGATGTCTCAGCCCAATCCTGAGATGCAGCAACTTCAAATGGCGAAAGAACAACTCGCTATCCAAGCGGCTCAAGCTCAAATTGCTGTAGATACGACTCAAGCAGAACAAAATAGAGCAGAAGCCACCAAACTTGTTATCGAAGCTCAACTCATGCCTAAAGAGATTGAAGCTAAGACTATGGCTGCTGTTACTAAAAATCTCCCGACTAACGACGATCTCGCTTCTAAGGAATTCGATAAACGAGTCAAGATCGCCGAGTTAATG